TAAATCCACGCTATTATCATTCAATTTTGCTATTGTATCATTACAATCTTCATTATAGAAATCCCCACGCTCAAAAACCTTTGGAACTAAAACGTGCGTTGGGCAATCCTGGTAAAAGGGCGTTGCCTAATTCGCAGGACACTGTTTCTTTGACTGCAGGTAAGGTTGATCCGCATCAGCCGTTGGATTGGGCAGGGATGCTTTTGTGGAATCGTGTGTTTGGTGTTGGCCAAACTTGGATTAGTCCACAAACTGATGTTGAGCTTTTGCTGATGACTTGTAAGCAGTTAGATCGGCAGATTGTTTTGGAGCGAATGTTTGTTGAGAAACCTGAAGACTTCCATGTTCACCGTCAGCTGCTTGAACTAGAAAACACGATTGTTTCTAATTTGGGTAAGTTGGGTTTGACTGTTGATGCTCGTTCTAAGTTGGGGTTAGCTGAGATTAAGGCTGAATCAAAGATGGAGCAGTTGCGTAAGCGACAGGATCAGCGTGAGAAAGTTATCGTAATTGAGTCTTGATAAGAGTTGGCCACCTGCCTGGCTTACACCTAGTGAACTTACTTATGGCAGTCGTGGAGCTGATGCTGTAGATTTCATCAACACTTTTGTTACCTTGACTAAAGACAGCATTGCAGGCGGATCAGGTGAAGCAATAAAACTGCGACCTTGGCAGGAGAAACTTTTAGAGCAAACTCTTGAACTTGATGAAAATGGTTTGTTCAAGAAACGAACTGCTCTTTGGGGGATGGCTAGAAAGAATGGAAAGTCTGCCCTTGTAACAGGGTTGGGTTTGTGGTTTCTGATTAATGGTGATGATGGTGGTGAAGTTTATTCTTGTGCAGCTGAGAAGGAACAGGCACGAATTACTTTTGGTGATGCCAGAAAGATTATTGAGCGTGAACCAGAACTAGCTGCAATGTGCAACATTTACAGGGATGTTATTGAAGTGCCTTCTACTGGTTCTATTTGGCGTGTGCTTTCTGCTGAAGCGTATTCTAAAGAAGGTCTGAATGCCAGTGCCGTGATTATGGACGAAGCTCATGCCCTGCGTGATCGTTCAATGTGGGATGTTATGCAGCTCTCTATGGCATCTCGTAGGCAACCGATGATGCTTGCAACTACAACTTGTGGTGTGAAGTCTGATAGTTCTGGGCAGGATTCAACTGCGTATAGCTTGTATCAGTATGGGCAAAAGGTTGCTCGTGGTGAGATTGTTGACCCAACATTTTTCATGGGATGGTGGGAAGCACCATTGGATGCGGATCATAAATCTGAAGAAACTTGGATTAAAGCTAATCCTGGTTATGGTGATCTGAACTCTAAAGATGATTTTGTTTCTATGGTTGGTAGAACCCCTGAAGCTGAGTTTAGAACTAAGCGTTGTAATCAGTGGGTGAACTCTCAAAATGCTTGGTTGCCTGCAGGTGTTTGGGATACGCTTTCGGATCCGAGTGTTGTTGTAAATGAGATGGATGAGATTGTGTTGGGGATTGATGGTTCGTTTTCTGGGGACACGACTGCGATTGTGGGTGTTACTGTTCCTAAATCTAGGGATGATAAACCGCATGTATTTCTTGTAAAGGCATGGGAGAAACAGCCTGATGATTTGGATGATTGGCGTGTGGACACTCTTGAAGTTGAACAAACCTTGATTGCGTTTTGCCAGTCGCACCCGAATGTAAAAGAACTAGCCTTTGACCCTTTTAGGTGGCAACGATCTATGGCAGTGCTACAGGATCTGGGTTTGCCTGTGGTTGAGTTCCCATCTACAAGTCCCAGACGTATGGTTGCAGCTTGCTCTAAAGTTTTTGATTCAGTAACTGAAGCAACCTTGACTCATGATGGTAATCCGTTGTTGGCAAGGCATTTGGATAACTGTGTTTTGAAGATAGATAATATCGGGCCACGCATTGTTAAAGAATCTAGGAATAGTCCTAGAAAGATTGATGCTGGTGTGGCGTTTGTTATCGCCTATGATAGAGCAACAAGTAAACTAGAAACGATGGCGTTGCCAGAGTTCTTTTCGTTCTAAGGATAATTTTGTTACCTACGATTTTACAGGCTTCAGGTATAGCGTTGATTGCTGTTGGAGCTGCATTAGTTTTTGTTCCTGCAGGTATTGTTCTTGCTGGTGTTGGTGTTTTGTTGTTTGGTTTGGCGTGGGAAAAGAGTGGTAAATAATGCTCGGTAATTTGTCTGGTGAGTCTAGGGCTATCAGTTTTCAGTCGTTGTGGGGTGCAGGTGATCTGACTTCGTATGAAACACAATCTTCAGCGTTTGTTGACTACAACACTTCGTTTACTGTAAACGCTGTTTGGGCTTGTGTGTCTTTGATTAGCGATACTGTTTCGGCGTTGCCTGTTGATACTTATGTTCGCAGAGATGGTATTGCTTACCCTTACCGCCCGAAGCCTGCTTGGGTTTCTAAGCCTGATATGGCGATTCCTAGTGTGGCGTTTTGGCAGCAAACAATGATTAGTTTGCTTGTTGATGGTAATGCGTTTGTGCGTTTGTTTAGAGATAGTCGTGGCGAGATTGTAAACATGGTTATTTTGAATCCTTTGAGTGTTCAGGTTTCTCGTAATGCGTTGGGGCAAAAGTTTTATACCACTACAACTGAAGGCAACAAGGTTTTGTCTAGTGATGATGTGTTGCACATTTCAGGATCTATTTTGATGCCAGGTGAGTTTAGGGGTAAATCTCCTATAGACACTCTTAGAGAAAACATAGGTTTAGCGATTAGCCTTGAGAGTTTTGCAGCTCGTTTCTTCGGGCAGGGAACTTTAACGCAGGGTGTAATTGAATATCCTGGTGCGTTGACCGCTGAACAGGCAGAGAACCTTGCTAAGAGCTTTGACCGTCAACACAAGGGTTTCCGTAAAGCCCATAAGACAGGTATTCTTTCTGGCGGTGCAGTGTTCAAGCCAACTACTATTGCTAACGATCAGGCACAGATGTTGGATTCTCGTAGGCTTGCTGTTGAAGATGTTGCTCGTGCGTATCGTGTTCCTACAGACATGATTGGTTTGAACAATGGTGGGCAAAGTTACAATTCTATTGAGCAGAAGCAGATTGCCTTTGTAACTCACACGCTTCGCCCTTGGCTCGCAAAACTTGAAGATGCCTTTAGTCAGTTGCTACCTGATTCAGCGTTTCTAGCGTTTAGCACTGATGACTTGTTGCGTGGAGATTACGCTACCCGCATTGAAGGTTATAGCAAGTTGTTGCAGAACGGTGTTCTTAGCACTAATGAAGTTAGACGTAAAGAGAATATGCGACCTATTGACGGTGGCGATGTTGTGCGTGTTCCATTAACTAACGTAGATATTTCAGCTGCTTCACTAAATGAAGATGAAACTAAGGTTGATATGGCACAGAAACTTATTGCTCTCGGCTTTGTTCCTGAAGATGTTTTGACTGTTCTTGGTTTGCCTAAGATTGGTCATACTGGTTTGCCTACAGTTCAGTTGCAGAACCCTACGACTGTTCCTGATGGCAGTTATGAAACAGGTGCTTAATGAGTATTAGTCAAACTGCTTACACTGTTGGAACTGCTTTAGTTCAGATTGTTGCACCAGATATTCAACCTGTTCGGGCTACTTTACATAATCTTGAGAAAACTGAAAACCGCCTAATTTATATTGGTGGTTCAGATTTGGTTGCAGGTCAGTCTGTTGAGTTGGATGCACGAGTGTTTTTGCAGATAACCCTTGACCCAGGCGATGCACTTTACGCTAGAACTGCTACAGGCGATTGGGGACTTGGCGTGATGATACAGAAGCAGGATTAACGATGCCTTATTTTATTGAGCAAGTTCCTACAGGTTGGAATACAGTCAAGGATGATGGTGAAGTTTTGGGTAAGCATAAAACTAAGGCACAGGCTATAGCACAGATGGTTGCAGTTAGTTTGGCTGAAGGTATTGCTGTTGGTGGTGAGAGAGCAGTTGACCCTAATGAGAGTTTTGCCCCGCCTGCGGGTGTTGCGGTAGCTGCTAAACGTGCGTTGGAATGGATCGCTGAAGGTTTGGCGGGTGATGGTTTTACTGATGTTGGTAGGGCTAGAGCTGTTCAACTTGCTTCAGGTGCAGATGTTTCGGGTGAAACAGTAAACAGG